AGAGAGAGTCAGCTTTCGCTAATAGTACATCTCCGAAACCTTTCAAACTGTACATACCGGCTTTCCCCTTACGGGTACTGACGGTCTATACAGATTATATGATCATAGACTGATACGTCTGTCTACTGTTCATATGAAAGAGCAACTCTTATAGAGGTAACTAGTCCACATGAGATAGCCCAAGGAAAAGCAGTACGCTTATTCCTCTCGGACCATTTCTGGCCTACTATCTGATCTCGCACTGGCCCCGCTTATTTATTGATTATTTCAGCTTCGGTTGTTAACTATACAACTACCAGGTTGAGGTTTTCTAGCTACTTATTAGAATTAATGAGACTTAAGCACACGCCGATAAAAATAAAAATTAGGTTTACCCTTAGAGGCACTGAAAAAATATTTCAATACCTTTAAAGGAGAATCCTTCATTTTATCTTTAGAAGCAGGCTTGTTCTCTACCTTACTTATCGCTCTATTGACTATGTCAAGGCTTTCTTCATATCGATCAATCTGAGTCAACAGTTGGACTCAATGCTCAATCGAAGTAAAGTACGTAGGGAGCACTAAATGTGCTCTCTGCGCTTCAGTAGTTCCATTGCTGTTTGGAACTTTTTGAACAGCCTTGGTCAACTCATGAAGATCCTTCTCTAATCTCCGTTTAACAGAAGATCGAAGAAGTCTCAACACAAGAGACACACATTGGTCAATTTCTGAATAGTCCTTGGACAGATAATCATTATAATTATCTGGCAAGAACTTGTCCAGAAGCTCTCGAGGAAAAATAGCGTGGATCAGCTGCAATGCAACACGATGGAAGTCTCTTGTATTCACTTTCTCTAAAAAAGTATTAACTTGGGAAAAAGCCTGATTTTTAAAAAAGGTTTCTTCATAAGTAATAACATCCTTAGAAACAAGAGGTATAGAGACCCCCCGAACAATGCTACCAAGTAGAGACTCGATATAACCCAAATTGGTTACACCTAGTAAATTCTTAGCAGTCAAACGTTTAGGAACTTTATTGTTCTTAGCAATAAGAGCACCCAAAAGTACATTGTAAGGCATCTTTCCTGACTTGGTAAACATGGATAACAAGGCGATAAGAGAAAATCTAATATCACCATCATTATACCATGACTTAGCCAAGAGTTTCCTAATCCAGCCTATAAGATTAGTAGGGATAAGGTCTTTATTCAATAATGAATTCAGAACATTAACCCGACCCATCATAGTCGGTTGGGAAAGAAACATCTTTCAAGAAATAGCAGACACGTTCTTACCATTCATCCCTGTCACTTTAGCAAATTCAAAACAAGAATTTGCCGCAACAACACTCTTAGATAAGTTAATGGGTACACCAATACTTGCCATAATAGCAAGATATTGATGGGCCACCTTCTCATCGAAGATGTTGATGTCATCACCTAGAAGTTCATAATTGTCATACCATAAACCAGGTCTAGTTTTACCTGCTTTAAGGGCTGCCAATTGTGTTAATAAATGATGAGTAACTGCTAGCATAGCTCAAGATGACAATGCCCCCATCGGTTGGCCAATGGCGTACCGATAAGAGGTAAAGGAATCTAAAGTTTTGCCAGTGTTAGGATCAACGTCCACAAGAACGTAATCTCGATTTATCAATAGATCACGCCAAGCAGTAGCAAACTCCTTTCCTAAGAAAGAAGAAAGCACACTAACTTGTAGATCAATTGGTAAACGATCCGTTGCAGCAGATAAATCATAACCAAAAGAACAATGGGCACTTATTGACTTAGACATACATCTTTTCACGGATGCATGCTGGTCAAAAGTACCATCATTGGGTAATGATTTCAAGAAAGAAAAAAGATATTCGTGTAATGGTTTCAACGCTGACTGAGTCAGAATGTCAACCATAGCGAAAACCCTAATCTTTCCTGCCGCCTCCACCTTGGTTTGTAACTGTCCAATAGGAGAAGGCACAAAAACCTCCTTCCTAATGTCCATCCATTGAATCCAGCTCCATTTGTAAAAAAGATTTTTTACAGAACGGGAACTGATATACAACTTGGCAAATCCAATTCTTTTAATCATCATTTCAAAAACCTTTATCAGGTCCAGGAAAAAATGAGAATCAGAAGCTCTAAGAATCACTTTCAGAGATACCTCAAGATTACCCATCCCTAAGGATAAATAATCATGAAGTAACCCTGTCCATGAAACTTTGAACGATGGAGAAGCCGTCTCGAATAGCAAGAGTTCACCCGGTTTAAGGCCTTTAGGAGCAAATTTCTTAAAACTAAGAGCTAAAACTCCTAGTTCCAAAGAAACACGTTCCAGAGACCCCAAATCGCCAGTAAACTTATCCGTAATCGTAGATAACTTAAGACTACCAGGAGCGTCCAGGACCCTATAAACAGAGAAGACAGTAAGTCATCATCTGATTATAGAATCTGAACCACTCATGATAGCTCTTCGGTCGGCTAACGGAATAAACACCGGTAGACCCGAACGAGTCAATCTAGGATGCGGTAAGGTAGGATCAAGGCTCCGTAAGGAACTGATCTTATCTTTTGCTATAGCTTTTTGAATAGCTAGTTGGCTTGCTTTAAGGTATTTGATTGTTGTGAGAGATCCATGGTTTTTAACCATAATCATCACATAACGACCAAAATTATTAAGCTGTTTCAGACGATTGGTAGACTTTTCTATCGAAGGGATTGAAGCGACTAAAAGTCGTCACCCCAATCTCTTTAATAGAACAGGAAACTCGAAAGAATTTCCTAGAGATATCAATTTGTCCATGACCAGATAATCTGTAAAGGCTTTAGTAAGAGAAAATCATTTTATTGTTTTTTTCATATTAAAATCTTTATAAATTATGTTAATCGGGCCTTTCGGCTGGGATTAACCTGATCATGAAGAAACCTGCGCTGTTCCCCTTGCGGGGGACGCCAGACAAACAAGTCCCTACACCCCCTTTATGTTTCTTTTAGACAATGTCTATTAGAAACGCTAATAAAGGTATATTTTCACCTAACAACAAGTAAGCGCGTCTGGACTCTCATCTCTGATGACCCAGCCGCTACTTAAACTATAATCGAAAGATTATAGCCAGAATTCGTTAGAATTCTTTTGCTGATTGGTAATACCAAACAGTGAACCTAGCACAGTGCTAGGAAAAACGGTTTGACCCTAATACTTTAGGGCGGTATCCGTAAGTGAATAGAAA